GAAGTGATCACAGACACGGCTGCGCATACTGGCCGCTTTTGTGCGATCTACTTCAAGGAAGACACCACCATCAATGCCGTGACTGCCGAGAACTACACCGGCAATAGCCTGGGCAGTGAGGCCTTTGTGGCAGACTCAACCATCTATGGCGTGTTTACAAGCATTCAGCTGTCTAGTGGTGCCTGCATTGCCTATCGGATCTGATGTCGTTATCCAAAGCTCTAGAAAAGGTAGCTGATAAAGTAGTCAGCACATTTGGTGGCGATGTCACAATCCGGTACGTCACGGCTGGCGATTACAACACGACCACTGGCGCTGTTACAGAATCGGAGAGTGACACCGATGTCAAGGGTGTGGTTGAGGATGTCAATGTGCGTGAGGCGAATGAATTGATTCAAGCGGGCGACAAAAGATTGACTGTTGGAGCCAAAGAATTGCCGTCTGCACCTGGCACCAAAGACCGTGTTGTGATTGGATCAACCGTCTATCAGATCATTAGGGTGGAAACCACAGAGCAGGCAAACGATGCCATCATCCACGAGTTAATTCTGAGGGCATGAAATGGCTCGACGCGAGATCCCAATTGAATTCATTGGCGGATTTGCAGAAGAGCAGCTGAATCGGCTGATTCAAGCCACCGTGCTTGAAACTGACAAACGATTAAAGAAAAATAGCCCCGTAGATACTGGCCGATTCCGTGCCAGCTGGCAGATAGGCGAAAATACGTCTACTGGTGTACCACACCCGCCGGTTGAAGGAGATGAAGAGATACCCGCACCGCCGCCGCAGTACACCAACTATATGGGCGGAAAAGAACGCATCAATCGGAGCTACCATCTGCATAACAATCTGCCATATGCTGATCGGCTAGCCAATGGATGGAGCCCACAGGCGGATGCTGGTTGGGTTGACCTTATCGCCAAACAGATGCAGGCTTATGTCGCAAAGACGTACAATCAGATCAAACGTGACAGCTGATGGCCGCAGCAGATCTGAATAGCATTAAAGCCAGCATAGAAACGCATATTCGTGCAGGCTTTGGAGCAAACATCGAAGCCCAAAATCAAGATCTGCTAGTGAATCAGTCGGGGTTGGCGTTTGTCACTGAATCACCCTATTCGGCATTTACGCCGGTCTCATTCCAGAATGCATTTTTTGAACCGCCGAATATGTCTACTTGGCTGCAATGCGAAGTTAGCTTTGCGGCATCCGACTACTTAACACTCGGTGGCTCTACGGAGGCAGACAATGACTTGCGAGGCACTGTAATTATCAACATATTTTCTCCTAAAGGCGTTGGTGTTGAGTCCAATTATGAATTGGCCGACAAAGCTTACAACCTGTTCAATCGCAGAAAATTCGACGGAATCCACTTTGGATCATCGAATGGGCCACAAGTTGTGACACCTAACCCTGAAGCCTATTTTCAATCGCGAATACTAACAGAATTCAGCTTTATCGAGCATCTCTAACATGGCATCTGCAAATCGAAGCAGCATACGAGCAGTGATTGAAAGCAGGCTGACGACCGAGTTGGCGAATGATCCTGCTTTGCCTGTTGTCTTCTACAATCAAGCATATGAACCAACGCCAGCATCAAGTTGGGTGCAATGTTTGCTGAGCTTTGGCGCTAATGAATTTCTTACTTTTGGTGGTATACATGAATCCGACAACCGCATCACAGGTGTGGTCGTAATCAATATATTTACGCCGATAGGCGTAGGAGCTGGCGCAAATTTGACGGCGGCTAAGCGGATCAGGAATCTTTATAATAGAGCTATCGTGTCGGGGATCTACTTCGACGCACCGATTGGCCCTGAGGCTGTGGCATCGCCATCACCCGAGGGCTATTTTCAAACACAGGTCCGTGTGACCTTTGAATTTATCGAGGAACTCTGACCATGGCGTTTTATCGAGGTGAGGAGGGCAGCGTCAAGTTCGACGACGCGGGCGTTGTCGGTGACGCTGCGGCAATCACTAGCACTCGGTCTTGGTCGTTGACCTTAGACAAGGCAGTGCTTGAAACCACTGTGCTGCAAGATAATTACGCTGGCAAGATCGGCAGCATTATCAGCGGGTCTGGCAGTGCTGAGATTCTCTACACCGCTTCGAGCGGTGACGAAACTGCTGCATTTGTTGATCACATCAACACAGTGGATGACCAAGGAACGGCTCTGTTTGAGCTTTTTCTCAATTCAAGCAAAAAAATCGTCTTCGATGCTGTCGTAACGTCTGCCGAGTTCACTGCAACGATTGGCGAGATAGAAGTCATCACCGTTAATTTTGAAACTAACGGTTCCATCACTACCACGCTCTAATCATGGCTTTTTATCGCGGCGAACAAGGTAACGTGCTTTTTCGGCACAATGCAACTGATGGTCAAACTGATCAACTCACAGCCGTGTCTGCTGTGCGGTCATGGTCTCTTTCTATCGAAAAAGAATCGCTTGATGTGACGGCGCATGGCAACACCTTCCGTGATGTTGTCGGCAGCTTGATTAGCGGCAGCGGAACCATTGAGCTTTTGTATGAGGCCACTGCTGCCGGTGATGGCAAAGGCGATTTGATCCGTGAAATCTTGACAACGCCTTCCACTGAAAGCACAAACGCCAGTGCCGAGCTTTACACCTATGACGTAAATGGTGCGCAAGGCGCAACAAGTGAAAAGATCACTTTTGATCTTTTAGTTACCAGCACTGAATTTGGTGCTACAGTTGGTGAGCTGCAGACTGTAACGATCGGTTTTCAAACCAAAGGTACAATCGCGCTAGCAACTGTTTCTTGACTTAATTCATGCCATCTAGACCTGAGCGGACGGTTGATTTGCTGGTTGGGGCGTTTGATCTCAACCAGCGTCGCAAATTTGAGCTAAAAAATGCGGCTGGCGACACAGTTGTCGACCTTTTTTTTAAGCCGATTACCCGTGCTGATCGCAAGAGAGCGCAGTCTTTTGCCAATAGTACTGAAGCTCTAGACATCAGTACGCAAATGCTGTGCCAGATTGCTGAGCTAGAAGACGGCACTAAGGCTTTTGCAGCGGCGGATGCACCAAAGCTCCAACGCGAGCTTCCCGAGTCTGTTCTCAATGAGATCGAGCTATTTCTTTTTGAGCTTGATAACAATGCTGATCTGGAGGAAGCAAAAAACGATTAAAGCAGGACAGTTGGACTTATTTTGAGTTCTTTCTGGCCTGCGAACTTGGGATGACAGTCAGCAAGCTCCGCACGGAATTGACCGATGCGGAGTTTGTCCATTTTGCTGCATATTATGAGCTAAAAGCAGAAAAAGAGCAGAAAGCTGCAGATCAAGCCAAGCAAAGACGCCATTAGACTTGGTGTACTTATTGAGCCGCTGTGGCAGTCTCGAACGTTGAGATTAGGGTCAATGCGAATAATGCAGTTGCCCAGCTCAGCCGGCTCAATAGTGCTGCTGGGACAACCGCTAGCACATTCAGCAGGTTGCAATCTGCTGTTGCGGGGATAGGGATAGGTCTTTTTGTAAAATCAGCTATACAAGCTGGTGCAGCGTCTAATGCGCTTGCGACTCGGCTGAAATTGGTCACATCTGAATATGGCGAGTATGCACAAGCGCAAGAATTGGTGGCAAAAGCCCAAAAAACATTCGGGCTAAGCAGCACTGAGGCTGCAGAAGGTGTAGTCGATATTTTTACTCGATTACGACCACTTGGCATCAGCCTTCGTGATATCGAATCTACTTTTGTCGGATTCAACACAGTGGCGAAGTTGAGTGGGATTAGTGCAGCTGGTGCTAGTGCTGCATTTACCCAGCTAGCGCAGGCATTGGGCTCCGGCAGGTTGCAAGGCGATGAATTCAGGAGCATCTCAGAGCAGATACCTGGCCTATTGCAGGCGATTTCTAGTGCATCTGGCATTGCTTCCAAAGATCTTAAAGAATACGCGTCTCAAGGCAAACTGACGTCTGATATCGTTATTCGAGCATTGAAAAAGCTTGAGACTGAAGGAGCTGACAAAATCGCCAAAATCGTACAAGACTCAGATATCCAAAGATTTAAAGACTTTGAAAATGCGGCAGGGGATTTGACAAGTGCCATCGGTGGAAAATTACTGCCAGCAGTTCTGCCATTAGTCAAAGGGGCCACCGAATTGGTCAAAGCCTTTGGTCAGTTGCCGGATCCGATCCAGACTGGGACAATAGCGGTACTTGGAACAGCAGCTGCGGCTGCAATACTGGCACCGGCTATAGGGACACTCAATGGATTGATAGCCACACTTGCGGGAGGGACGGTTCTAAAAGCTGCGATTACTGGCCTTTCGGTAGTTGGTGAGAAGGCGTTGGCAGCTGCGGCTGGCAAATATGCTCTGGCTGGTGCAATAACTGCTGCCAATACCAAAATCACGCTGATGACTGTTGGCCTTGGTGCGTTGAAGCTGGCGTTAGTAGCTTTGCCTTTTGTAGCGGCAGCTGCCGGTATTACTGCGGTTGTTGTGGGCGCGGTCAAAGCCACAAAAAGCATAAATGAGCTGAATGATGCTGTAAAGGGGAATTTCGATAGATTTACCGAGATCGATCCTGTAATCCAAAAATTTAGGACGCAGCTGGTCAAGGCCGAAAAGAATATGAAAAAGGGTGGTCGTCAGGCCATTATTGCAAAAAAGAAGGTAGACAAACTCAAGGAAGCTATTGACAATCTTGAAGGTGAGAAAGTTATCAGGATCAGAATCCAAACCATACGAGACAAATTTGGGATCGACCCAAACGAAAGCGGCGTGCAGAATGGAAGGACTCGTGGCCGTCAAGGCAGCATCGATGCAAGGAATGCGGCGCTAGCTGCAAGTACTAATTTGGACTTGGACAAAAAACGGAAGGATATGTCACTGCGGCTGCTGGACCTCAATGATCGATTGAGAGCTGCACAAGAAAATGAGCAGCAACGTTTAACGGCCACTCTTGCTTTGATGGTCCGCAAGCAGGAGATAGCTGAAAGCGATTTGCTGCCTCTTGAGAAGCAGAACCAATTAAATCAAGCCCATTCGGATTTCAGAAGAGAGGTATTCGCCATCGATCGGAGAATTGCAGAACAACGCGCTGGAGAAATTGCAGACGCTGCTGAAGGTTTTGAAGCTCAAATGGCGCATCAAGACCAGCTGCGAGAGGCAATCGCAGAGCAAAAGAGCGCGTACGACGAGCTGAATACTGCGTTCCGCAACGGCATTGTTGATTCGATACTAGACGCTGTTGATGGCACTAGATCTCTTAAGGATTCTCTTCTAGGCGTCATCAAATCAATGGCAAGGCTGATCCTTCAGCAACAGCTGTTGAATGCTTTAAAAGGATTCAATCTTTTTGGTCCTAGCCCTAGCGCTACTGAGGGATTTGGTGTTACGCCGATGACTTCTACTTTAGATTTTTCGGGCGCTTTTGCAAATGGCGGTCGTCCTCCTGTCGGCAAGGCCGCGCTCATAGGCGAACGCGGTCCTGAGTTATTCGTGCCATCAAGAGCAGGCACAATTATTCCAAACAACGCTCTAGGCGGTTCGTCTAATATTACAGTGAATGTTGATGCTTCTGGCTCGTCTGTTGAGGGCAATGCTGATCAAGCTACGCAACTGGGCAGAGTGATCGGTGTTGCAGTGCAGCAAGAATTGATCAAACAGAAACGTCCCGGAGGTCTTCTCGCAAGCTGATGGCAAACTTCGACACGACATTAAGTGGCATTTCTGTAGCGCCGACCTATGACTTGCAAAAACGCAGCACTCCTAGCGTCAGGACGGTGCGTTTTGGCGATGGCTATGAAAAGCGTTTGACCTATGGTCTGAATCAGAATCCCAAGATTTACAACTTGACGTTCCAAGTGTCAGAAACTGAAGCCGACACTATCGAAACATTTTTGGATGCGCGTGCAACGGACAACCTAGCTTTTGATTATACACCACCAGGCGAGGCAAGCAGCTCTAAGTTTGTTTGCGAGGAGTGGAGCAAGTCGATTCCGTACCTAGATCGCGCGACAATTCAGGCAACGTTCCGTCAAGTCTTTGAACCGTAATGGCAGTAAAAGCCTGGAAGGCAAACAAAGCCTTTGAGGTCGGTGACATCCGTCGTCCTACTACGGACGAAGGCACTGGCCTGCATTTCAAATGCACAACACAAGGGACGTCAGGAGGCAGCGAGCCTGAATGGCCTAATTCATTGGGCGACACGGTTCCAGAGGATGGAACGTGCGCTTGGATTGCAATTTCAGCAACGTACAGTGATCTTACGCTCAGCAATCCCAGTGCAATTATTGAGCTGTTCCAAGTGCGGCTAAGTGCAGAACTGCACGGCAGCAATGACATTTACTATTTTCATGCTGGTATCAACGATTTTGGCGATGCCGATATTGTGTTTGCCGATCAGGCATACGCTCGTATTCCTATTAAGGCAGAGGGTTTTGAATATACGAACACTGGAACGTTGCCTCGCCCAACGCTAACCATTAGCAATTTGGGCAGCGGCATGACATCACTGCTTTTGTTGGCTAATAAAACCACAACAGGCAATGACCTTGGTGGAGCGGAGGTTAGGAGAATTCGTACACTCAAAAAGTACCTAGACCGCGCCAACTTTCGCGAAGAAGGCCCTGCGCTTAACAATAACCCGCCTGAAGTAAGTGAGGATAAATTGTTGACTACACAGGACGGTAGAAACATAAATTACAAGAAAAGCATAGATAATCCAACAGCAGACCCTAATACCCGTTTCCCTGACGAACGGTGGTTTGTCGACCGCAAAGCAAGTGAAACGCGAGATGCGATCACATTTGAATTAGCAAGCAAGTTTGACCTTGCCGGTCAAAAGCTTCCGCGCCGTCAGATTATTGCCAACATCTGCCAGTGGAAGTACAAGAGCCCTGAATGCGGTTATGCGGGCACGAATTACTTTGATGCAGATGGTAATCCAGTCAACAATGAAAACAATGACGTTTGCGGCAAACGAATAGCCAGCTGCAAGCTACGTTTCGGCAATGGTGATCTGCCATTTGGATCATTCCCTGCAGCAGGTCTAAGCAAGTGATGCAACTGGCTGACGGGTTGCGGGATGAGATTCTGCAGCACGCAAAAGCAGAAGATCCCCGCGAGTGTTGCGGCTTGATCGCTGTTGTCAAAGGCAGGCAACGCTATTTTCCGTGCCAGAACATTGCCGAAACACCTGATGAGCATTTTGTTCTCAGCGGCTGGGACGCGGTAGAAGATCAAGGTGAAGTGGTTGCCATCGTTCACAGCCACCCGAAAACAAATCCCGCTCCATCGCCTGCTGATCGAGTGGCGTGCGAAAAGTCAGAGTTGCCCTGGTTTATCGTCAACCCAAAAACTGAAGGCTGGGGTTACTGCGAGCCAGAAGGGTTTGAGCTCCCGTATGTGGGACGGCAGTTTGTTCACGGCGTTGTGGACTGCTACACCCTTGTGCGCGACTGGTACGCAAGAGAGTACGGGATCAAGCTGCGAGATTATGACCGGAGAGACCAGTGGTGGGATCACGGCGAGAATTTATACGCAGAGAATTTCCACCGAGAAGGATTTCGCAAGATCCCAGTCGGAGAGGTACAGCCCGGCGATTTGATTTTGATGAACCTGGTTTCACCTGTCCCAAACCATGCTGCGATCTATATCGGCAACCAGCAGGTGCTACATCATGTGCAGGGCAGGCTGTCTAGCAGGGATGTCTATGGCGGTTACTATGGGAAGAACACTGCCTATGCCTTGAGGCATGAAAGTCGTTAAGGTTTACGGGGCTTTACGAAAACGGCTTGGCCAATGCCGGTTCGAGTTTGATGTGACGACACCAGCGCAAGCAATCAAAGCGTTGTGCATCAATTTTCCTGGTTTAGAGAAGTGGCTGATTGATAGTGAGAAAGACGGCGTTGGTTATCGCGTTGCAGTGAGCAAAGAAAAAATAACTGAGGAAAACGTTGCGCCTTTGCTATTGCCGTTTAGCGAAAAAGAGGTATTTAGCATTACGCCGGTGATTGCTGGTGCTGGAGGTGGTCCAGGGTTTCAGATATTACTTGGGGCAGCAATTATCGGCCTGTCTTTTGGTATCGGGGCCATTGCTTCTGCTGGCGTTACATTAGGTGGGCTTGCTGGCATCGGCACGGTAGGAACGGCATTTGTGGGGGTCGGCGCAAGCATTGCTCTTAGCGGGATTGCTCAGGCAATTTCACCACAACCTTCGCTCGACAGCACGATTGACGAGGCAGTGCAGCTTGAGTCATTCAGCATTTCAAACGTCGTCAACACAAGCCGACAGGGCTTGCCCGTTCCAATCGCTTACGGGCGTGTGTTTGTTGGATCGGCAGTTATCTCCAGTAATCTTGATGTGAGTCAGAG